ATATCCTGTGGTCCTAGACAATTAATAGATGCAAGTATATTATCTAATTATAAAGATAAATGGTTATATTACGATATTGATTTGGTTGCGTCAGGAGATACAAAAGTTTTAAATAAATATCCAATGAGAATAATAAGGGGAGACATATGTGATAAATATAATAGATGGCAATTATTTTGGTTAAATCCTCATGGAGGATTTGATACATTTACATTTAATAAAAAAAATGATTTAGATTATAAAATACAAAGGAGAACTTATAAAGTAAAATTGAATCCAACTTTTGATGTTTATCAAGCTGGAGAGAGAGTATTTAATGTTAATATAGAAGAACAAGTTACTCTAAGAACAAGATTACTTTATCAAAGGGAATCACAATTATTAATACAATTGACGCAATCTCCAGTTGTATATTTGTTAAAAGATTATACATGGGGATCTGGCACAATTGCATTTGGAGTGCCTTATATAGTTGTAACTGACTCTATAAAATATGAACAAAAAGTTAATAGTAAAGAAATAGTAATGGAAATAAAAATAAGACCTTCTAATGAAAGGATAATTCAAAAAAATTAATAAGTATTATGATAAGTGAAATTAAAATATTTGAACCGACCACTTCAGTAAAAGGGTTTATTAATGGGAGTTTTCGTTATTATACTACTGGATGGTCTGGCATTACAATGATAACAACGGATAAGATTTATCCGAATCTAAAACCAACTCCAGGAGGTGATCCTTATCAAACAATAGATAATCCTCAAGGATGGTTTTGGAAAGATGGTTATATGATGTCAGAAGATGGATCAACTGATTATATATATCAAAGATTGACTGATCTAACAGTTGGAACTTATTATAATGTTAAATTTTCTGTAAAAGGTTATGATAGTATAAGTTATGCCGATGATTCTATTATGATTTATTTTACATCAGGATCAAATGTTGTTCAACCAATTTCTCCATCAACAACAGCTTCTTATAATGTAGGGGATGTATTTAATAATTCTTATGGATGTACTAATGGCACAACTATAACACAACTTGGGCCAGGAAATTATATGACATTATCATCTGATGCAATAGGGAGTGGTCCATTTGCTGTAACAAGAACAAGTAGAACAAGTTTTGAGACTTTAATGGTTTATTTATATGGGTGTTCTGGAAGCACTATTGTTACTACTGACGATTATTATAATATGAATATATTAGTAGACAATCCGTCTATTAGTCAATTATTAGAATTCAGGCCTTCATCTGGATTTACAGCAGGAATTTCAAATGTTCAAGTATCATCTATTAACAATACAGTGAAAACATTGGATCTATATGATGATGAAAGTTATAGTATAACGTTTCAAATACAAGATAATATATCAGATAAAGGATCAACTTTCTCTAAAACAATTAAAATTCCTGGTACTGCAAATAATAATTCATTATTTAATAATCTTATGAACATAGATAGGTATGTAACTAATGATGAATTAACAAGTGATAGTACTATTTTTTTAAATAAGAAATTATTAGCTGGTATATATTCAAATTCAGTTGAAATATTAACAGGATTTGTAGAACTTCTAAATGTTATAACTAATCCAGATGGATACATAGAGTATGAGATAATTTTTTATTCTAACATGCGTTTCTTGGCTGATGTAATAGGAGAGAAAATATTTACTGGTAATGATAATTCAATTGATGACATTGATTTTAGTATATACAATCATTATCATAATTTTGCTACTATATCTGCAACTTGGGATACAGGATCTGCTAGTTATATAAATTCAACTGGAATATATTATCCTGTAATAGATTATGCAAATATTAAATCAGGCAACGAATATAGAATAGAAAATTTTAAACCATGTTTATATGCGAAAGAAATATGGGATAGAATTTTTGAAAAAGCAGGATTTACATATACTTCTAATTTTTTAAATTCGGATATATTTAAAAATCTTGTTATTCCTGAGGGGGGAGACCTAGAAGAATATAGTTTATTTGTTGATAATAATAATTTTAAAGTTGGAATAGATTCAGATTATTATGGAAAAAATTTATCTCAAAATCCAATACAATGGGAAAGAGTACAATACAATGTTGATACAGGAGGCACCCTTTTTAATAATAATGCTGTTTTTAATACGACTACTAATAGTTGGACAATCACAAGCACAGGAGCTTATAATATATTTGCTGAGGTAAAATATAATGTTAGATTTACTATTGGAAATAATTTTAGATCAATAATTGCAGGTAGTAATGTTTTAAAAGTTAATATAGCTTTAAAAAGAAAAAGAAATTCTAGAATATATTGGGTTAAAACTCAAAGTGCTTTAATAGATGCTTCTGATCAATGGTATTATCCTTCTAATAATACATATTTAAATTTGCCTAGTGGCGTAGGTACTCCTAGTCCATATAAAATAAATATGGAAGCTGCAGTAGATGCGTACTTAGGAGATGAGTATTGGATTGAAATGTCATTAGATCTAACCAATTTTAAAACTGGTAATCCTTTGGAAATAGTTTCATGCACAAAAAATATAAAATATTATGAGAGCGGAACAGATGAAATATCACAATTCTATAATACTCCAACCAAAATAAATTATTATCTAGAAAATAGTTTTGTTTTTACAAATGATATTTTGCCTAGAAAAATGAGACAAATAGATTTTATTAAAAGTATATCTAATAGATTTAATTTAATGTTTTGTGAAGATAAATCTACTACTAATAACTTTTTAATAGAACCATACGATGAATTCTATTTTACTGGATCAACAATAGATTGGTCAAGTAAAATTGATCTTAAGAAAGAAATGAAGTTTGAGAGAGTCCCTCAATTATTAAATAAAGATGTTTCATTAGAACTCAGAGATGATGACAATGACATATTATTAAAAAAATATAAAGATAAGACTACAAAAACATTTGGTAGTAAATATATTAAAAATGTTTATTATACTGAGGCTATTGAAAGAATTGAGGATCAATTCTCTGGAACATTCTTAGGAAATCTAGGAAAAACAAATTGGATAATATCTAAAATATTTAGTGATATAGAACAAATAGAAGGACTACCAATAGATTCTAATTATAATTATAGATTATTATATCGTAATAATCTAACATTAGATAAAACAAATGGTGTAATTTTAGATCCTGTAAATATAACTCATCCAAATTATAATGCAAAAACTACTTGGTATAATGAATCTGCTGGAAATGTTGAAGTTATAACTCATATAGGATTATATTCATCAGGAATACCATATGCTGGATTTTTAGATAATCCATATCTACCAACATTAGATTTAAATTATGGATCAGCGGAATATTATTTACATTCTAATGGATCAACCACTCCAAATAATATAGGATGGTTATATTGGAATAAGAAAATATCTTTATATTCAGATATAAATTCAAGATTATTAACATGTTATGTTATATTAAATTATAGTGATATAGCCCATTTAGATTTTAGATCCCAAATTTATATAGAAGGCGAACCATATCGTTTATTAAAAATATTAGAATGGACACAAGTAGGATCTTGTAAAGTTCAACTTATAAAAGTTCAAAATTTAAATGATGATGCATATGTTACTAGTTTAGGATGGCAACAAGCATCAAAAATAATAGAAGTTGGAGGAGCTAATCAAACAAAAGCTGCAATAATATTAGAAGAAAGAAGTCAAGTTATTAATCTACAACAGCCAAAATCTATGATTTATATGTCTAATTTTGAAGCTGTTAGTGGTAATACTTCTATTGTTTTATATGATACTGGATTAACAATGACTGACAAGACAAATTATTATACAAAGTCTTCTGTTGGTATATTAATAGGAGAAGGGAATTCTACAGAAGAAGATACATTTTTAATTAAAGGAGATAATAATAAAATATCATCTTTAAAAAATACAATATTGGGTTCCAATAATAATATTGTAGATGGAGATAATATATTTTTAATGGAATCTAGTGATAATACAATACAATCAGGAGTTACGTTTGTAACGATGATTCATTCATCCGGTATGACAATTACTGAAAGCAATAAAGTATATATAAAAAATATAGATTTTGATACATTAACAGGATGTACTTGGACGGGTAGTACTGGAGCAGGAACTTCTGGATCTAGTGGATGGAGTACGGGAATAATAGATTCTGATTTTTGGTATGACATAGTAAATGATGTCTTATATACTCCAAATATAGTAATAACTGGATTGACTAATTTATATACTGGTTCTACTGTTGGATTTGCTAATGTGGTGGTAGATCCTGATGGAGGAGTGCATAGTATAACTTCTGGATTAGGAGTAGGATCATCCGGGACAAGCGGAGGATCTGGATCTAGTGGAACTTCAGGAACTAGTGGAATATCTGGTTCATCTGGAACATCTGGGACAAGCGGAACATCAGGAATATCGGGTTCATCTGGTGTGGGTGTAATAAGTACAACAGATGTTGATTTATATTATAATACTTCAACAGATACTTTATATACTCCAAATATAATAATAACAGGTTTAACAACAGCTTATACAGGTTCAGTTGTTAATTTCAATTCTGTTATAGTAGATACTAGTGGTAAATTATATAGTGTTACTGGAACAACATCAACATCTGGAACAGGATCTAGTGGAACAAGTGGTAAATCAGGATCTTCTGGTGCTGGCACAATAAGTACAACTGATAATGATTTATATTATAATATTTCAACTGATATTTTATATACACCAAATATTGTTATAACTGGTTTAACTTCTGCTTATACTGGATCAACAACTAATTTTAAAACAGTTATTGTTGACACTGATGGCAAGTTATATAGTATTACTGGGACAACAACAGGTGGAACAGGAACATCGGGAATCAGTGGGACGTCTGGAACTAGCGGATCCGGCTCATCTGGATCGAGCGGAATTGGAGTAAGTGGCTCATCTGGAACATCAGGAGTTTCAGTTTATGATGATATCTCTTTTGAGTTCAGAGATATAATAGCTGGCACTATTCAAGTATACGATTTAGATATTAGAGCTTCATTCGGATATACTATTATATCTACATCTTTGGAAACAGATAATGGTACTTTGGTTGGAGTTAATATAAAAATTGGAGGAGTTTCAGTTGGATCTCTTTCAAATATGACAGTTGATACAGGAGTGGATGAAACAAGTGCTTCAGCACCAAATACAGTTGTTGGTGGTAATAGAATTAATATAACTACATCAGTGAATTATAGTGGATATCCAACTTTATTAAGAGGAAAATTAAAAATATTAAGAACATAATGGGGCATATTATTTATACATCACAAAATCAAGGGTATGGAGCTTTGTATAATTGGTTTACTACCCAATCAGGATATACTGTTGATTATGGATATTTGTATAATTGGGATGCTTCTCAATCTAATTTTAATATTGAGTATGGAGCTTTATATAATTGGAATGCTGCAAACTATAATGTATTTGGAGAAACAATATGTCCTGATGGATGGCACGTACCAAGTACTACTGATTGGTGGAATTTAATGATATACATAGATCCAGATGGAACTCAAACCAAAAATGATGCAGGAGGATATTTAAAAGCAACAGGAACAACTTATTGGGATTATCCAAATAGTGGAGCTACTAATACATATGGATTTAATGCTATTGGCGCCGGTATAAGATATTACGATACAGGAGAATTTTCGGATATAAATAGATATAGTTATTATTTATCTTCTACTGATTATACTGATGAATATTATTTAATGGGCCCAATTATAGGATATGACACTACTGTAATGAGTTCAATTGGAGGCATACAATCTAAAAATTTAGGTCAAGTTTTAAGGTTAATGAAGGACGATTCAACAGATCCTGGAACGATGACAGATTATGATGGTAATATATATCCGACTGTTAAAATCAATGACCAAGTATGGATGGCTAAGAATTTAATTGTTGAACATTATAATAGTGGTACAACTATTCCAAATATTACTAGTAATACTGAATGGGCCAACGATACTGATGGAGCGATGTGTTATTATAATAATGTTAGGGATAATTCTTATACAGCAAAAATTCTATCTCCTTCTGGTTGGCATATACCTAACTCAACTGAATGGACAACTTTACAGACAACTATAGGTGGATATTATTCTGGATATACATTAAAGTTAACAGGATATACTCATTGGTATACTCCAAATTCAGGGGCAACTAATTCATATGGTTTTAATGCTGTGGGATCTGGATGGAGAAGTAAAACAAATAATGGTAATTTTGTTAATTTCAAATATATTGGATGGTTTTGGGCATCAGATGAATATAATTCAACAAATGGATATATGGCACAATTATGGCATAGTGAAACTGTTTTTCAAATATCATATACTACAAAAGAAGATGGTTTAGCTATTCGTCTTTTAAAAGATGATTCAGTTTGGACTGCTGGTGATACCATGATTGGAAATGATGGAAGAATTTATCCAACAATAAAAATTGGAGACCAGGTATGGATATCATGTAATCTAGCAGAAACAAAATATTTAGATGGTAGTAGTATTCCAATTGTAACAGGAGATACAGTATGGTCAGGATTAACTTCTTATGGAGCTCGTTGTAGTTATGATAATAATGAAAGTTATGCTGGTCATAATATTGGAGAAATAGCTCATAGTGGATGGCATGTACCAACAACTACTGAATTCTCAACTATGGCTACATATCTTGGAGGTTCTGATCCATTGGGATATTGGGAATTAATTGGTGGATATTTAAAAGAAACTGGTTATTTATATTGGGATTCTCCTAATTCTGGGGCAACAAATTCAGTAGGATTTAATGCTAAGGGTGGTGGAGAAAGATCAAATACAGGATCATTTTTTAATTTAAAAAGAAGTGGTGCATGGTGGAATCATGAGTCGTATACCTCTAGTTTAGCTTATAATTCTTTTGTTGTTTATGATACAGATAGATTAATAACTACTCTAACTTATATAGCTTCAAATTATAAAACAGCTGGAATATCAATAAGATTAGTAAAAGATACAACAAGTTTATCTAATGGAGATAGTGGCACCACAATGGATTATGATGGAAATATTTATCCAACAATATGTATTGGTAGTCAAGAGTGGATGGCTTCTAATTTAAAAGTAATTCATTATACTGATGGGACACCCATACCACCTGTAACTAGTACTACTGATTGGGCTAATTTAACTAATGATGGTATGTGTTATTATAATAATAATGCAATATATAAATAAAAAATAAATAAACAATATGTCAAGAAAATTACTTTTAGATTTTGATGCTGTAAGTGTTTCAACTTTAAATTTGTTTAATATTATTAAGAGAGGTATTGGTATAAAAAATGATGGCCAATTATGGAGTTGGGGATATAATCTAGATGGCCAAAAAGGAATTAATAGTATTGTTAATAAAAGTACTCCAATAGCAATTTTAGGAACAATAAAAACCTTCTGTTCAATTGATAGTGGAATAAGACATTCAATAGGATTGAATAATAATGGTAAAGTATGGTGTTGGGGAGATAATGAATTTGGACAACTTGGAATCAATAGTACTGGTTCAACTTCTACACCAGTGGCTATTTTAGGAATAACAAAAACATTTTGTAAAATTGATAATGGTGGAAGTATACATTCATTAGGAATAGATAATCATGGTAAAGTATGGGGTTGGGGAGCCAATACATATGGTGAATTGGGGATTAATAGCACTGCTCTTAAAAGTACGCCAGTAGCTATTGCAGGAACATTAAAAACTTTTTGTTCTATTACTGTTGGATGGGAGCACTCATTAGGAATAGATAATCGTGGTAAAGTGTGGGGTTGGGGGTGGAATTATACTGGTCAACTTGGTGTTAATAGTATTACATCAAAATTAATACCAACAGCCATTCTAGGATCTTTGAAAACTTTTTGTTCTATATCTGGTGGGGATTCTTTTTCATTAGGATTAGATCATTATGGTTATATATGGTCTTGGGGATTTAATGGTAATGGTCAACTTGGAACTAATAACACTACTTTTTACTCAACACCAGTAGCTATTGCAGGAACATTAAAAACTTTTTGTTCTATTTCTTGCGGTAATAGTCATTCATTAGGATTAGATAATCATGGTAATGTGTGGAGTTGGGGATATAATTTATATGGTAAATTGGGAATTAATAGCACTATTAATAAAAGTACACCAGTAGCTATTCTAGGAACATTAAAGACCTTTTGTTCTATTTCTGGAGGATTTCATTATTCTTCTGGTTTAGATAATCATGGTAATGTGTGGAGTTGGGGAATTAATGGTAGTGGGGACTTAGGAAATAATACTATTGTTTGTGAAAAGACACCAGTAGCTTTATATTCAACATACACTAATACTGGGACAAGTAATTATAAATTATTAATAGTTGATGTTGAAAAAATTTTATTAGATGATATAGAATTATAAAAAATATATAAATAACATGATTACAGAAGTATTTAAATTAGTATCGAGATTAAAGGATATTAAAAAAGAAGAATTGATAATTGATGATGATGATATTTATATCATACATGCTTTTCATAGAAAATTAAAAGGAATAATATCTTTTAATTTATGGAAAAATATTGTAAAAGAATATTCAATTACAAATTGCGTAGATATATACGAATCTTGTGATATTTTAGTAGACGAGATTTATAATAAATATAAAAAAAAATAAAATAAGAAATGGCTGAGAATACTATTGACAATATCTATATCAAAATGAAGATTGATAAATCTGCTTTTGATAGTTCTATGACTGGGATAAAGCGAGAGATGGCAGCATTGAGAGGTGTTGTTGGTAATTCTTTATTATCTACAGAAGATAATTTAAAATTAACTGGTAGGTTAGGTCAACTAAAAAACCATTTAGATGATGTTAAAAAATCAGCCAATAATATTGATGTTGGGGACGTCTTTGGTAATATGGCTATGTTTGGTGGAGTTGCTGCCAATGCAGTTGCAGGTGTTACAGGAGCTATGTCTTTATTAGGAGCTGAGACAGAAAAAACAGGTGTAATTGAAAAGAAAATATTACAATTTATGGCCATTGGTAATGCTCTACAAAGTGTTGCAGATTCAAAAAGATTAGTTTCATTAGCCAAGATATATATTGAAAACATTAAAAACTTTTTAACAATTGGTAAGACCACAGCAGCAACAGCTGGTCAAGTAACAGCAACAGTGGCATTAGACGTAGCACAAACAGCTTCTACTAAATCAGTCAATCTATTAACAAGAGCTACTTTACTTTGGAATAAAGCTTTAGCCTCAAATCCAATATTAATTATTATAGCAGCTATTGCAGCATTAGCAGCAGGAGTATATTTATTAAGTAAGGCCTTCAGTAGTAGTGAAGAAGAAGTTAAAGTATATGAAAAAGCTTTAGATGGCACTGTTATTAAAAATGAAGAACTAAGAAAATCTCATAACGAATCAATTAAAGTTTTAAGAGATCTAGATATTGAATATAGAGTTCTAACAGGAAGTTTAACTGAATATGGAGCAGAAATGGAAAAAATATCTAATGAAACAGCTGATAAATTAGATGAAAATTCAAAAGAGTTAGCCAAAAATTTGGAAGAAAATCATAAAGGATTTATGGAATCAATATTAACTTTTGTAATTCCAAGTTATGTTGACAAATCATCATTGGATAAAGATGTTAAATTAATTCAAGAAAATCAAACTAAAATTAATGATATTGTAAAGCAAGGAGAAGAAAAGAGACAAAATTTAAAAATTAAAACTGAAAGAGAAACAAACGAGGCTTTAACTAATTTTAGAATATCAAGATTAAAAGAAATTATATCTTCTTTAAATTCTGAGTATAGTGCTGCTGTTGCTTCTACTCAAAAGATACTTAGTTTATATAAATCTCTTGCTCAAAAACAAGATGAATTAAAATCTCGCGGATTGACCCCAGAACAAAAAGACATAAAAACTGTTGATGATTATTATAAAAATTATAGTGAAAATATTAATGACATTAATAGAGATTTGATAAATGAAAAAGAAAATTTAAAATTAATTAATGAACAGTTTATTAGAAATGAAACCTTATTAAAATCTTATAAAGGATCAGAGAAAAAAATAGGTGAAGAGACTAATAAACAAATGGATTATTTACAAAAAAAGATTATTGAAAATGGTGGATTGGCTAACGGATTAGAAAAAAAGATTATTGATATAGATCAGACTATTTGGGATGTTTCTCAAAAAGAAGGAACGGCTTTTATTGGTAAAGATGTTGATGAATATTTGAAAAATATAGCTTTGTTAGGAGTTAAGATATCAAAAAATATGGATGATTTAATAAAAAAGAGAGAAGATTATTCAAAAAAACAAACTGAATTAGATGATAAGAATGTTGGTTATTATTCTGAATTGTATAGTTTAAGTGTTAAATCTCAACAAATGTCTCAAGATAAATTTGAAATAGAAAAAAATATTGCAGATAATTATGATTTGAAAATAAAATCTCAAAAGGAATTAAATAGATTAGAAGGAGAAATTAAAAAACAACCAACTGCTTTTGCCGCAAAAGCCATAGACAATACAGAACAAGAAGAAAAAGAAAAAGAAGCTATTAGAATTAAGTATGCCAATAAAAGAAAATCTTCTATTTTAAATGATGAAAATGAAATTTTAAACATAAAAATAGCTGCTCAACAAAAAATTATTGATAATGAAAAACTTCCAGAAGCTACAAGAAAAAAGGCTATAGATGATAGAAATGAATTACTAAAGAAACAGATATCCATTGAAGGAGAAATATTGAAAATTAAATTATTAGAAGTAGATGCAGAAATAGAAATAGTAAATAAAAATAATGAAGCTATTTTAAAACAAGGCGAAGAAAAGAAAAAGAAATTATTAGAAGAAAGAAATAAAGCTGTAAAATCAGTTGATGATCAATCTCTTGTATTAGCAGGATCTAAAACATTAGAAATAGAGAAGCAAATACTGGCAACAAAGTTATTAGAAATAGATGCACAGATATTATTAGTAGATCAAACAAATGAACAAGGAAAGGCCCAAGTAAAAGTATTAGAATCATCAAAGAAACTATTAGAAGAGAAATCAAAAGCTACTGTTGGTGGAATAAAAGATACTATATCAGAAGGATTGGCCCCTTTAGAAAAGGATAAGGATGTATTTGGAGGTATATTTAATCAATTTGACACTCTTGATCTAAAAGGAAAAATGGCAGGTATATCTGAATTTGCTTCTTCATCAATTGGAGTTTTAAACGATTTTATTACTCAATCTATGAATGCACAAGCAGAGGCATTAAGAGTATCAACAGACGCAGCTCTAAGTACAATAAGTAAGAGATATGAGCAAAATGTAGCTATAATTGATAGAGCTTTAAAACATGGGGCAATGAGTCAAGAACAATATGATAGAGAAAAAGCAGTATTAGATGAAGTAAGAGCCGCAAAAGAAAAGAAAATAAAAACAGAAGAAGCTAAGAAATTAAAAGAATATAATATATGGGCAGCAATTATGAGCGCAGCTCAGGCAGTCGCTTCAGCTCTAGCAGCGCCTCCACCAATGGGATTTATATTTGCAGGAATAGCTGCTGCTCTTGGAGCTACTCAAGTGGCTATAATAAAAAATGCTGAAATACCTGAATTTGATATGGGTGGACCAGTCATTGGACCATCTCATTCTGATGGGGGGAAGATAGTAAAATTAGAAGGAGGAGAATTTATAATTCAAAAATCAGTTAGTCAAAGACCAGGAATGGGAGATTTTTTATCAGCTGTTAATAATAACCAATTGCAGCCAAGACAGGTTGTAAATAACAATGGTATTTCATCTGAAATGATAAGAACAATTATATCTGAGACTGTAGCTAGTATTGCTTCTATACCAGTTGTAAATGTTGAGAGTGATTTTACAAAAGTACAAAGAAGAGTTACAACAATAGAATCTAGGGCTAATTGGTAATTATTTTTATACAAAAAGCACTATTTTAATATATAGTATAAAATAATAAACAATAATGAATTACATACTAAGAGAAATTACAATAAATGAAAATGATGAAACTGGCATTCAATCTATATCTTTTGTAGATAGACCAGCAATTGAAACAGATTTTGAATATTTTGCAGCAGGTAAATTATTGCCTTTTTTCAAATATACAGCTTATCCTCTACCAGAAATAATATCTACTAGTCATAATTTTTGTAGTAATCATGCAGGAATGGTCTATCACGAAAGTGAAATAAAATCTTGGCATAAATCTGACGAACTTGGTTGGATTGATGAAGCTAATTTCTTTCAGAATTTTACTAACGATCTTGGTGGACCCAATTTTGAGGGTAATTATTCTTTTAATTGTGATTCTCAATTATACAATTGTCGTCATAAATTAGTAAGAATATCAAAGAAAGAAGATATACCAAATGATAAGAGATTTTTATCCCCTGATATTAAATTTGAACAACATTTTATTAAAATGGAAATGATATCAGAGCCAAAACGAGAAGTAATGGGACTTGTATTAAAATCAAATCAATTCATATATCGTAGAGATGTTGATGGTAATGGCAATCCAGGATATATTTATTTTTGTAGAGATACAATAAGAAAATTGAAAGAAAAATATGGTTATAATCGCAATATATCTTATATGCACAGAGATGATTTAACTGGCCAAGCTATTTTAATGGATTCTTGGTTAGAAGAAGATGAATCTTTAAAAGAGACTCGTTGGCATATGAAATATAAGATTATTGGAGAAAAACTCTGGGAATTAATAAGTAATAAAATTGTAAAGGGATTTAGTATAGAAGCTATCTTCGCAATATAAAAATAATTAAAACAAAATGCCAATGGATCCGACACCCCAAGAAGATAAAAATTCATTTATAAGTAGATGTATATCTCATGAAATGGATAAGGGGATGCCAAATCGTCAAGCAGTTGCTGTTTGTATTTCTAAATGGAATAGAAGAAATATCAAACCTAAAAAATAATATCGTAGCGATATGGGAAAAGAAAGTCAAACATTGAGGGATTTATTGGCCTCGGTGATTACAGGAACAACTTTAAATATACAAACATCAACAGCAACTGATCTTTTAAGATTAGTAATAGATGATTCGGGAGTGCCAGTTTTAAAAGTATCTGGAGCTGGATCTGGAAGTAGTGGAGTAGATGGATCATTTCTTGGCACATCAGGAACATCAGGTAAGTCAGGAAGTTCTGGAATATCAGGAGTATCAGGAAGTTCTGGAATATCAACTAATGGCACATCAGGAGTATCAGGAAGTTCTGGTATGACCCCAATTGGTTTATCCGGAACATCTACTTATTATGTTTCATCAGTAACAGGTGATACAATGCTAACATTTGTTGATGGAATATTAACATCAAATGTATAATCCTTATTGGATCAAAAATAAAATAAATAACCATGATCATAGAAAAAATATTAAAATTTTTAAAAATCCATTTTGCATCTAGTTTAACTCTAAAAGATGGAACACCTCTTTCAGTAGATGGTAATTTTGAAACTGGGGCCAAAGTGTCTGTTGTAACTACAGATGGTGAAATACCTTTGCCAGATGGTGAATATCAATGTGAAGATTCAACAATTATCATTGTAAAAGATGGTATTATCATGGATATTGTTTCTCCGGGAGAAGTTGATCCTAATATGGTACCTCCAGAACAATTATCTGATGAAGTAATAGATAAATTGGCTGGTCAAAAGGGGAATCCAGAAGTAAGTGGAATAGATCCAATAGTTGAAGAAGATCCAAATTTAATTACTCCAAGTGGGGACACAGCTACAATTGAAGAAGTAGTTGAACCACCTGTTGATAATCCTGTTGAGAAACCAGTTGATGAAACATCTAAAATTGCAGATTTAGAAACAAAGATAGCTGATCTAACTTCTAAATTGGATGAAGTGATGAAGAAATTAAATCTGATATCAGAGAAATTTAGTGTAGCTGCTCCAATAATTAAAAAGATAGAAACAGATAGAACTATTATGGATCCAAGATTACAACAAAAGGTTGATCTAATTAGGATGTTGAAAAAAACTGCAATTTAAAACCAATTTTCTCTAAATTTTGCGATTACTCATAGATCCGCCCTCAATTTATTTAAATTAAAAAATTCTTTACAAGAATAATATATTTATTATATATTTAAAATAATCATAAAAGATTAAATCTTGTAAAAGATCAAAAAATAATTTAAATAATTATGGCTCTATCTCTTGGTAGTCTAACACAATGGGTCAACGACAATAGTCAAGAATTATTAGCTCAGTCAGTACTTGCTGGTGAAACAATTGATTTAATATCAATTAAAACCGGTGTTAAGTATAAAGAAAGACTTAAATATCTTGCTACTGACGCTGTTTTTCAAGCTGGTGGATGTGGTTTCAGTACATCTGGAACTATAACTCTTACTCAAAAGGACTTAACTGTTATTGATGTTAAAATCAATGAATCTATTTGTCCGGAAGATCTAAATGAATACTCATTGAGTATATCTTTAAAACCAGGTTTTAACAAAGACCTACCATTCGCACAATTCTATATGGCGGATAAAATAAAACAAATTAATAAAACTATTGAAACAAATATTTGGGCTAATGCAGCTGCATCAAGCACTGTACCATCTGGTTTGATTTATAAGTTTTTGGCAGATGTAATAATAACTGGAAATACAACTGTTTCTCAAAATTTAACAGGAACCACTCTTGTAGCTTCTGATTGGTTGGGATATGTTTACGCTTTACAGAATAAACTTCCAGAAGCAATTCAATCAGCTACTGATTTAACTCTATTTGTTGGGCATCCAATATTTAGAAAAATTGTTCAAGCATTGGTTATTGCTAACCTATATCATATTGACCTTACAGCCAATGATGGTATGCAAGCATTCTACTTCCCGGGAACAAACATAAAAGTAGTTCCTGTAAATGGTTTAAATACTTTGAATAACATGGTACTTACTCCAGCTTCTAACTTGATCTATGTAACAGATTTAACACATGAAGAAGAAAAAATTGAGATGTTCTGGGCTCAAGAAGCACAATTAGTATATTTTATTTCAAGATTTAAATATGGAATAGATTATTATTTCTCAGAATATGTAGTATTATCAAAACTTTAATCAGCAATGATCAAAAAATAATAAAATAAAAAATGGCATGTAAAAAATATTCTCAATCTGTAACATCAGCTTGTAGAGATGCTCAACCGGGGGTAAGTAAAATCTTCATTGCTAATTATAATGACTTAGTTTCTTATCAATTAGATGTCGCTGGTACTAGTATAACAGGTATAACAATGACTGGTTCTACTAATTTCTACGGTGTAGCTTTAAACAAACAAGTAGCTTCTTTAATTGACACACCAACTATAAACTTACAAAATGGTGTAGCTGTATCTAAACCAAAGGTATCTTTCAAGATCCAAGGTTTGAGTGCAACAGCTATACAAATTTATTCAGAACTATTACAGGCTGACGTAGTTGTGGTTGTTAAAACTATTAATGGGGATCTATTTGGTGTTGGATTTGCTAATGGGTTAGCAATGTCTGCTGGCACATTAGGTACTGAAAGCGCTGTTGATGGATTCGTTGGAGCTTCCTTTGAATTGGATGGTATTGAATCATCTCCTTTCTATAAGATTGGAACCAATCTTAATTTTGAATCATCTTTTGTAATTTAATCATCTCTCCACCTTATATTTCTATATATAAGTTCAAAAGACCTCTAATGAGGTCTTTTTTTAATTTAAATGATAATACAGGAATACGATAGAGATTGATGCTAGATTTATTATACATAAATGTATTTTTTTATATATAGTATAAAATAATATTTACTTTATGTTCAACATAAATCTAGAAAAATTGGAGATACCAACTCTCATTGATAGAAAATCATATAATGGACAGTATTACGAACCAGGTAACGATGGTCGTTGGTTCAACCATCTTTTAGATTACTATTATAATTCGTCAATACATGCATCTATATTAACAAATCTACATCGTAGATTACAAGAAGGATATGAAAATGATCCAATATATTATAAGATGTCATTGGATTATTTAATCTTTGGAGGTTATTCTCTTCAAATATTATGGAATATAAATCATGATAAAATAACTAAAATAATATCCTTAGATTATTCAGATGTCCGTTGCGGTTTACAGGATGATTATGGAAATATTTCTTTATTTTATTATTCTAATGATTGGTATAAATATAATAATCGTAAAATAGAGGTATTGGCCCCATATAATGAAAATAAAATATCAGATGATAATCAATGTTTTTATTATAGGAGATATAATCCTGGAAATGAAATATACCCAAAACCATATTATTTTTCTTGTTTGAAATGGATAATAACTGATATTGAATTAGAAAATTATTATGCCAATCTAGTCAAGAACAATTTTGTAGCTAATACAATCCTTTCAGTTAATAGTTTTATGGATGAAGATAAACAAAAAGATTTTGAAAAGCAAATTAAAAATAGTTTTGTTGGATCTGATAATGCTGGAACTTTATTAGTTATGTATAACGAAAATAAAGATAATGCTCCTGTTATTGTTAAATTCAATAATGATGAAGATGATTTAAAATATAGATGGATTAGTGATAAGATAAATGAAAATATAGCTGTTGGTCATTCATTGCCTGTTGGTTTATTAGGATTGCAAGTTCCTGGTAAATTGGGTAATACTGCTGACATACCAATATTTGAAGATATATATAATGATTTTGTTGTTATGCCAATTAAAAACGAAATTGTAATGTCGTATGAGAAGTTAAAAAGTAAATTAGTAATATGACAGAAAGACTTAGAACAATTATAAAAATATTAAAGGAACAAAAACTTCTTCTTGGAGAAAGAGGAGGTGAGTTTCATATTAATAGACATGGAAATAGGATCTATGTAAAAACAAATAAAAAATAATATGAACAATACTATCTATTTAATAAGTGCATCAGAATTGAAAACTCTGGTTCCTGCAATAAATAATCAAGTAGATGATACTCTTATTAATGGGGCAATATTACTTGTTCAAAATACTACTGTAAAAGATACAATAACTCAGGATTTTTATGAAGATTTATTAATTAATAGTGGTACAACTGCCAATAAATATCTTATAGATAATTATTTAAAAAATCTTATATCATATTCTGTTTGGCAATATCTTATGGTAAGTCTTTCGCTACAATTAAATGATGCTGGATTGAGAATTAAAACATCAGACCATTCAGTTGCAGCTGAATCTGTTGATATTGCTTTTTACAGAACATATATACAAAATTTTATTGATGGAGTTAGAAAACAAATGGATAGATATATTTTCTTACATCAATCGGATTATCCTTTATATTATCAAGATAAGTGGGGTGATGTTCCAGTTAAAAATAATTTTAGATTTGGGAGAATAGGAGGAGATGGTAATTATTATGATGAAGAAAATAAATATCATTGGCCATGTTATTAAAAAATAATGATTGTGATATGACAAATATGGAATATGTTTCTTTAAAAGAATATTTTGATGTAAGATTAAATGCAATATCGACATCAACTAAACTTGCTGCTGAATCTCTGGAAAAAAGATTAGAAAATATGAATGAGTTTAGAGAACTGGTAAGTGATCAACAAAAAACATTCCTTACAAAATCAGAATATGATATACATCATGGTACTCTTGTAAATGACATAAGAGTGCTTAGAGAAAGTAAAGCTTTATTAGAAGGAAAAGCTTCTCAAAATTCAGTATATTTAGCATATCTTATATCAGCAATGGGTTTAATTATTGCAATAATAGGATTAACTCATGAACTTTTTACTAATTAAAAAATAATATAAAATCTTGACATATTCAAATGTACTATCATATTTACAAAATTGGATATCAACATCAACAATAAATGGGAAATCTGTTTGGTGTGAAGTTCTTTTAGAAGATGAAATTGAATTAAATCCAAGAACAAAGTTCCCCGCTGCATTCATTTGTCCAATTCCATTTGATATGTCTTCAACTTCTATGCAGAGATATGGAGTTAGGATATATCTTACAAATAATACAACTACATCTCCAAATTATTCAACTATTGGATTAACCAATAGAATGAAAGTTTTTAATGAGATGGTAATATTCGCTCAGGAACTTGTTAAAAAACTTCCTGAGGATTTTATGGAAAGCTTCCCAATAACTTTTAATCCTGTTTTATTATGGGATAATAGTATTGATGGTATTTTCTTTGATTTAACATGTGATGCTGGAATACTTTGTAACGAAGTAGATCTACCAGGAATTAGTGGTTCAACATTTATTAAAATGGAGGGGACTAGTGGAACATCAGGAACAAGTGGAAAATCTGGTTCAAGCGGAACTTCTGGAACAGGAGGAACTTCTGGAACAGGAGGAACATCTGGTTCTAGTGGTGTTGATGGTAATTTTTATGGTACTTCGGGAACAAGTGGTATTTCTGGTTCATCTGGAACTAGTGGAACTTCTGGAACTAGTGGAACTTCTGGAACAGGAGGAACAAGTGGTATTTCTGGTTCATCTGGAACTAGCGGAACTTCTGGAACAGGAGGGACTTCTGGAACAGGAGGATCATCAGGAACATCTGGAACAAGTGGTACTTCAGGAACTAGTGGAACTAGTGGAACTAGTGGTACTTCAGGAACTAGTGGAACGTCAGGAATATCAGGAACAAGTGGAACTAGTGGAATATCTGGATCATCTGGAACATCTGGTTGGTCAGGAGGATCTTCTGGTTTATCTGGATCAAGTGGTTTGTCTGGTACTTCCGGTCAAAGTGGATCATCTGGAACATCAGGAGAATCTGGAACATCTGGAACTTCTGGAATATCTGGATCATCTGGATATGGATCTTCTGGAACATCTGGTTGGTCTGGAGGGTCATCTGGTATATCTGGAACTGGAGGAACATCTGGTGAATCAGGGACATCAGGGACTTCAGGAGAATCTGGAACATCTGGCGAATCAGGGACTTCAGGAACTTCAGGAGAATCAGGGACTTCAGGAGAATCAGGAACTAGTGGAACATCTGGTGAATCGGGAACATCTGGTGAATCAGGAACTTCTGGAACATCAGGAGAATCTGGAACATCAGGAACTTCTGGAACATCAGGTGAATCAGGAACTTCAGGAACTTCAGGAGAATCTGGAACATCTGGTGAATCAGGGACTAGTGGTACATCTGGAACTTCAGGAATATCTGGTTCATCTGGAACATCTGGATGGTCTGGTGGTTCATCTGGAACATCAGGAGAATCAGGAACATCAGGAACTAGTGGAGAATCTGGATCTTCAGGTTCATCTGGTTGGAGTACAGGAACAATTGATATAGATTTATATTATGACACAGTAAACGATGTTTTATATACTCCAAATATAGTAATTACAGGATTAACAAACATATATACAGGATCAACTGTTGGTTTTACTAATGCAGTAGTAGATCCTGATGGCGGATTACATAGTATAACTTCAGGGTTGGGTATTGGGTCATCTGGAACATCAGGAACAAGTGGAACAAGTGGAACAAGCGGAACAAGTGGAACAAGTGGTAAAGCTGGTTCGTCAGGAACAAGTGGAACCAGTGGAACCAGTGGAACAAGTGGAACAAGTGGAACAAGCGGTAAAGCTGGTTCGTCAGGAACAAGTGGAACCAGTGGAACATCAGGAGTTACTCAAGTGGTTGAAAGTTTGGGATTTGAATTCAGAAATGTTGCGACTACAACTGGTCAAACATATATATTAGATTTATCAGCTGTATATGATTATATTATAAATGTAGTAATATTACAAGGAGATACTGGAACTGGAACAACTGATTTTTATATAGATACAACTAAAATAACTGGTTTGACTGGTAAGACTTTTACATCAAATATACAAACGCATACACCAACAGATTTAAATACTGTAAGTACTTCTAGCCAAGTTAAATTTATAATAACTGGTTTAACTGGTACTCCAACATTAGTTAGAGGTGTTATGAAAACAACAAGAACATAAATGGGGCATAGAAATTTAATATTTGAAGAAGAGATTATTAAAACTGCAAATATAGGAGATATATTTGAAGGAGGTATGGTTTTTTATACATGGAGTGGAGGAACTCATGGATATATTATATGTGAGAATGATTTGCCAAATAGTATATGGGGTTGTTCAGGCACAAGCATCTCAACAAGTGAAGATGTTGGAACTGGTCAATCTAATACAAATAATATAATCGCTGGGTGTAGTACTATTGGGATAGCTGCAGAATTATGTGATAGTTTATCAATAAGTGGATATACTGATTGGTATTTGCCATCTTATAATGAACAATCATTAATTCATGATGCTGTTCATTTAGGATTTGGAAATTATACTAATGGAGTGCCTGTTTCATATTATATATACTGGTCATCTAGTCAACAGACTGATCCAGATACAAGTGCTCAAGGATTTAATTTGACAACTGGTGGAGCTTATTATAAGAATAAAAATGAAACTTGGTATGTTAGAGCTATTAGAAGTTTTTAAAAAATAATAAAATAAAATGGGATATGGTATAGTATTAGATCCTGGTGGTAAAGTACTTTTAAATGGAGGAGGATCATCCGGAACCAGTGGAGATGGAACATCAGGGACATCAGGAATTTCTGGTTCATCTGGAATTGGGACATCCGGTATATCTGGATCATCAGGAACTAGTGGATATGGAACATCTGGAATTTCTGGATCTAGTGGTATAGATGGTTTTTATGGTTCATCTGGAACTAGTGGTACTTCTGGAACATCAGGAGAATCTGGAACATCAGGAACATCAGGAGAATCTGGAACATCTGGTGAATCAGGGACTTCAGGGACATCAGGAGAATCGGGGACATCAGGAACATCAGGAGAATCTGGAACATCTGGCGAATCAGGGACTTCAGGAACATCAGGAGAATCAGGGACTTCTGGAACATCAGGGACTAGTGGTACATCTGGAACTTCAGGAATATCTGGTTCATCTGGAACTTCAGGAATATCTGGTTCATCTGGAACATCTGGATGGTCTGGTGGATCTTCAGGAATATCAGGTTCATCAGGCGATAGTGGAACATCAGGAACATCTGGAATATCTGGTGCAGTTTCAGGACAAATTTTATATTTTGATAATGTTGAATCTAATTTAATATTACCAACAATAGTTGCAAATAATACGATAGCATTTGTTACAGCAACAACTCCTGATACTATGACAAGAGGTGATGGTGGTAGTTTTATTACAGATGGTTTTGTTGCAGGACAAAAAATAAATATCTCTGGCGGAACAAATGATGGAATGGTTTACGTTATTCTAGCAGTTACTGGATCTACTATAACATTTATTAGAACAACAACTGTAATTAATGAATCGGCTGGAACCCCAATCACTATTAATGTAGATAGAGAAACATTAACAAGAACTCCTGTTAATGGTGTACAAGTAATTGAATCAGTTGATGTTTCAACTAATTCACCAGAAGATGTTGTTGGGGCAACAATTGATGCCTATACAACAACTAGTTTATTCCCTGTTTCAACTATAGTACCAGCAGGAACGTGGATTTTTAATTTTTGGGCATATTCATCAAATACGACTGGAGGATATATTCATTTTGAAGTTTATGTTGTTTCAACTGGCGGTACACAAACATTACTATTTTCAACATATGGTATTGCTGGAGCAGATAGAACTTTAATATCTTCTGTAGCAGGTTCAACCAATTCACAAAAAAAATATGTTGTACCTTACACCCAATTAACGGATACCAGTATTCTTACAAGTGATAGGATATCAGTAAAGGTTGTGGCTACTTGTACAACAAATAAAACAATATCATTTATATATCAAGGAGCTGCTATGGCTTCATTTATTCAAACACCATTTTATGTTCAACCGCCAGCAGGTACTAGCGGTACATCTGGAATAGGAGTATCTGGATCTTCTGGAACAAGTGGAACTTCAGGAACATCAGGAAAATCAGGTTCTTCAGGAACTAGTGGAACTTCAGGAACTAGTGGTACTTCTGGCACTAGTGGTACTAGTGGAACATCAGGAGTTACTCAAGTGGTTGAAAGTTTGGGATTTGAATTCAGAGACGTTTCTACAGCTACTGGTCAAACTTATATATTGGATTTATCAGCAGAGTATGGATATACAATAAATACCATTAAACTACAAGGAGATACTGGAACAGGAACAACCGACTTTTATATAGATACAACTAAAATAACTGGTTTGACTGGTAAGACTTTTACTTCTGCAACACAAACACATACTCCAACAGCATTAAATACTGTGAGTGCTACAAATCAAGTTAAATTTATTATAACAGCTTTATCAGGCACTCCTACATTGGTTAGAGGTTCAATGAAAACAACACGAACATAATGGGACATAAAAATTTAATATATTCATCACCAAAATGCTATTATGATGTAATTGCAATTGCTGGATTTGATTCTACAATAATAAGATTAGGTAAGGCTTGGTCTTGGGGAAGGAATGATAGTGGTGAATTAGGCAATAATACTATAGTTAGTGTATCAACTCCCATAGCAGTGTGTGGAAATCACGTTTTTTGTAAAATTGCTGGATCCAATCATAGAACTTATATCGCAATTGATAATAATAATAAATCTTGGGGATGGGGGTATAATGGTCTTGGAAATTTAGCTATTAATAGTGTAGTTAGTGTATCAACTCCTGTAGCTATATATGGTACGCATATATTCAATCATGTGAAAGGAGCATATTTTCATTTTCTTGCTCTAGATAGTACTGGAGCAGCTTGGTGTTGGGGTCAAGGGACACAAGGAGAGATGGGTAACAATCTTAAAGTAAATTATTCTACACCTGTAGCTGTTCTTGGTAATCATGTATTTTGTAAAATAACTGCTGGAAGACAAACAAATATTGGTTTAACAAATAATGGATTAGCTTGGTCTTGGGGTAGAAATTTAAATGGTGTTTTAGGTAATAATGTCAATGTAGCTCAAAGTACTCCAGTAGCTATATGTGGAAATCATTCTTTTATTGAAATAGAAACAAACATGCAAGTTAGCATTGGTATTGATAATTTAGATCAAACTTGGGTATGGGGTAGAGCTGATCTTGGCGCACTGGGAGATAATACATTAGTAGATAAATGTACCCCGGTTCTACTTTATGGTAATCATGTTTTTAAAAAAGTTGCAGTTGGGTGGCAAACTACTTTTGGTTTAGATAAAAGTGGAATATTATGGTCTTGGGGAAATAGTGCTTATGGTGAATTGGGGTTAAATAATACAGGAGTAACATATTCAACACCTGTAGCTGTTCTTGGCAATCATATATTTAAAGATGTTATCGTAAATCAATATAATGTTATAGCTATTGATACACAAAGTAATATATGGAGTTGGGGGAGAGGTGACTTTGGACAAATTGGTGATAATTCAGTAGTCTGTAGATCTATTCCAGTAGCTATTTTAGGAACAGCGTGGAAGCAATTATAAAAAATAATATATAAAATTATGAATGAAAATGAAATTAAATTTTTCAAATACTTTGAAGAAAATCTTTTTGGTAAATCGAGTTCTAGTTATGAGTTAATAAATAACGCTTCTAAACTTCTTGGAAGATCTCAAGCAGCTACATGTCCAACATGTGCAAGAGAAGAATATTATGAATTATTAAATATTTATAATTCTTGTCTTACAAAATGGAAAGAATATAAAGATTCTCTTGTAAAACCAGTAGTAAAAGAGGTAATACCTGAACCAGATATTGAAATCATATATACAAAATATGAAAGTGTGGAGGAAGTTAAAGATATTATTGATAAACAAAAAGACGAAACCACTCTATCAATAACAAAAAAATCAAAATGGTAAATTTGACCCAGAAACCACCACATCTTTAGTGTAGTTGGTAGTTCATTTAATTATTATATAATATCAAAAAATTTTTTAAACTTTTCATAAACTTAGTTATATAAGGCGTAATATTATATTAACCAAAAAGTAATTTTTGGTATTTAAATTTTTATATATAGTATTATGTTAAAGGCGATTAAAGTTAGATTATATCTTGATAAGGAACAAGAAGTTTACGTTAGTAAACTTCTTGGATGTTATCGTTTTGTATATAATAACTGTTTAGCCAAAAAGATAGAATCGTATAAAACAGATAAAACAAGTTTAGGGTTAAAAGATTTAGGAAAGCATTTTCATCAAGATTTAACAAATGAATTTGATTGGTTGAAAGAACACAACACAAAAGTATTGAAACAATCAATCATCAATATGTTAGATGCGTATCAAAGATTTTTCAAAACCAAATCAGGCTTTCCAAAATTTAAATCAAAACATGATAACATTTCAAGTGTTAGATTCCCTGAAGAAGCCATATCAAGTAAAAATGATTTTTTATCAAACAGAATAACACTTAACAAACAATTAAAATCAGTAAAATTTAAAACTTCTGATAAATATCATAAATATTTAAACAAGTACCAAAGTGGGATAAGGTCAGCTACGCTGACAAAGACCACGACTGGTAAGTTTTTCTTATCTATACTTGTAAATTCAGATGAAATTATAAAAAGAAAAGAACCTATCAATGATTTCATTGGTTTAGATTTAGGGATTAAAGATTTCATAGTAACATCAACAGGTGAAGTTTTTGAAAACATTAAAACTATTAGAAACAATTCAAGGTCATTAAAACATTTGCATAGGCAACTATCAAAAAAGGTTAAAGGATCAAATAATAAAACAAAAGCAAGGTTAAGGCTTGCAAAAAAACATGAAAAGTTAAATAACATTAAACAAAACTATTTACATTCAATAACAAATTCACTGTTAGATGAAAACCAAATCATAGTGATTGAAGATTTAAATGTAAAAGGAATGTTAAAAAACCACAAACTATCAAAAGCAATTCAAGAACTATCATTGTATAAATTCAAACAGATTTTAAAGTATAAAGCTGAATGGTCTAACAGAAATGTGATTGAAGTTGATAGATGGTTTCCTTCATCTAAACTATGTTCTGAATGTGGTTATAAATATTCAGAGATGGCTTTAAAAGAACGTGAATGGACGTGTCCGCAATGCGGACACAAGCATCACAGAGATTTAAATGCAGCAATTAATATAGAAAACGAAGGCAGAAGATTATATAAAGAACAAATAGGGATCCGTAATCCCGAATTAACGCTTGTGGACTATCAAGAAAAATCAAATTTATTTGAAGATAGGTTGAAACAAGAAAACGGAATTTATGAAATATATAGTTTTTCATAAGTTTTGTTGAACGGTGTTATCAAGTTTATTTATGATAATATATTTGACAAAGAGATAGTCAATAAGAAGATATATTTATTCAACCAAAACGTAAATTTAATATATAATAGTATCGGGGAAAATCCTGGTATTATTAGTGATATGTTAGGAAATTTAATGGAATTGGTGGATAGTTATTTGAAGCCTTCAAATACGGAGAAAAGATTATTGGGAGAGGTTTTTACACCACTTTATGGAAAACCTGGTTGTGTAGAGGATCAATTGAATTTGATGGATGAATCTCTTTGGAAAAGAAAAAATGTCAAAGTTTTGGATCCGTGTAGTGGTGTGGGGAATTACTCTGTTGTTCTTGTTGATAAGTTCATGAAAGGATTGGTTGATGAATTTCCCGATAGTGAAGAAAGACTTAAATGGATTTTAGAGGAAATTATCTATATAAATGAGTTTCAGTCAAAAAACTTGTTTATTTATCTTCAATTATTTGATAGTGAGAATAAATACAAGATGAATTTCAATAGAGGTGATTATTTGAAATTGGATATTAAGGAAACATTTGGAGTTGAAAAATTCGATTTGATATGCATGAATAGTCCATATCAAGAAGAGTTGAAAACTAAACAAGGTTCTGCTAAACCTCTATATAATCTTTTCATTGAAAAGGCTATAAAAGATTCAAAAAATGTAATTTCTATTAATCCAAGTAGATGGTTTGCTGGGGGTAAAGGATTGGAAGATTTCAGAAAAATGATGTTATCTAACAAGAATTTGAAGGAGATAGTTCATATTGATAATTCAAAAGAAGTCTTTGGAAATCTTGTTAATATAGTTGGTGGTATATCTTATTTACTAATAAGTGATGAATATAGTGGAGATTGTTTATTCAATGGTAATTTAGTTGATTTATCAAAATTTGATATAATTGTAAATCCTAAATATTATTCAATTTTGAGTAAAATTTCTAGAAAAGTTGGACTTGATACAATATGTAAAGGACAATCTTACTCTGGTATAACAACAAATGATAGTAGATTATCAAAAGTAAAAGTTGATGACTCTTATATTAAATGTTATGTTAGTCAAGTAAATGGATTAGAAAAATGGATTAAAAGAACTGATGTTAAACAATCAGTTGATTTGAATAAATGGAAAGTTATAACAGCAAGAGCAAATGGTTCCTATCCAAGATTTGGAAACAAATTTATTGGTAAGAATAACGAGGTTTGTAATCAGAGTTATATTGCTTTTGAAGTTAATAGTGAAGAAGAATCTAAATCTCTACTTTCATATATCTCTACAAAGTTTTCTAATTGTTTATTGTCTTTTAGAAAAATAACACAAGATTTAAAACCTGATACTTGTAAATGGATTCCATTAGTCCCTTTTGATAGAGAATGGACTGATGATCAATTGTTTGATTATTTTAATCTATCGGAAGAAGAAAGAAATATTATTTTGAATTATGATAATAATAGAAAGTAATAATAATAAAAGTTGATGATACAATAAAAGTATTCATTTAATTATTATATAATATCAAAAAATTTTTTAAACTTTTCATAAATTTAGTTATATAAGGCGTAATATTATATTAACCAAAAAAAAAACTAAAATTATGGAAAATCAAGAAAAAACATTTGACATGAGCAGCGATGAAAAATCCAATTATGAAGGAGGAGTTTTTTATTTAAAGATGGTCACAAAAAAGGATGCCCAACCTTTTTTTACGATTAAAACGAAAATAGGCGATAGTTATACTTTACTATCACAACAACCTAAAAGTATATCTGGGACTCTTAAATCAATAACCACGGGGAGTTATACGTGGGAGAAGAAGGATATAAAAACAGTAAAAATAGTTCTTGAAAAAGATACTAAAAAAGGAAAACAATTAGCCATTATCAGTAGTTCTTATACGTCTACGCTTCGGGGAATTGTAAATTGTCTCTTATCATTTGATGAACCAATTAACACAATTGGAATTAATTTATATCAAAATAAATTAGGTTACAATTCTGTTATGGTATTGTGTAATGGTAAAAGAAAAGAATGGAAATATGCACAATCTTTTTTAAAGACCCTTGTGGATGTTGAAACCACTAAAAAATTTGGAGATGTTTATTATTATGGCCGTCTTGATGATTTTTTAGAAACAGAATTAATCAAACATTTGAATACTATACTACCAGATAGTCCTAGAATTGTTGACGAAACATTAGAGAAAAATGAATTATCTGCGAATGATTTAATGAAAGAAGAAGATTACTTATTTGATGTAGAAAATTAATATTAAAGACATGAAAAAGATAAATTATGAATATAGACATGAAGTCTATCGTAAACCGAAAGTTGAGGATTCTTTAGAACCTTCTGAAGAACAGAGCATTGAAGATCCTGTTGGTCATTTAATATATTTTAGAAAAGATCAAAAGGATTTCTTAGATAATTATAGTAAAAATTATAAAATCTATACATCTACATTAATAAGAGGCCTGTTGGACCATTACATGGAAAAAGTTAGAAAGGCTATGAAAGAAATGGAATTTTAATATGGAAATAAAACATTGGTATAAATATTATAAGTGTGTGTGGAGTGGAGATGAAACTTACATATATCTGAAAAGATCAGATAGTTACATTATTATAAAAAATAAAATAAAAAATGAAAAAACTCCCAGTTAAATTACGTAAAAAAATGTCCCTAAGAAATCAAAAACTTAGGGACATTAATAAGAATAAAATAACTACTAAAAAATAATAAAATGATATGAAAGATCAAATTACTACAAGAGATATATATTTATATTTGCATTTTGTTTTAAAAAATTCTTTATTTGATAAAATAAAATCAAAATATTTTTCAGATGCTCCTGACATAGAAAAAATATTAGAAATAATATTAAAACATAAAAAAGAATTTGGTGATTTGCCAAGTCAAACTACAATTAGAGATTATCTTATAAAAGATAATTATGAAATTAAAGAAGAATTATTAAATAGATATTTAAATCCAAAGGGATACGTAGATGAGGATGAAAAAAATCCTAATTTTATAAAAACAAAATTTAATGATTTTATAAAATTAAAAAAATATACTGATTATCTCTATGAACAAATAGATAAATCAAGAAATGGTAAGATATCTGAAATAGACGAATCCTTTGGTATAACAAATATTGAAGAAGAAGAAGAAATTAAACTCCCTTTAATAAGTCAAGATATTTATGATAATTTACCACAAGTTTTAAAAGATTTAACAAAACCATTTGAGGGTAGAACAAGAGATGTTCTCCTAACCTCTTTATTAAGTACAATATCAATATTTTTCTCAAATGTTAAATCTCATTATTATCAAGGTAATGAAATTTATAATAATATTTATACTTTGGTTGTAGCAAATTCTGCTATGGGTAAATCAATTATGAAAAAAGCTCCCATAATTTTACATGATTTAATACATCAAAATCATGAAGATTATTTAAAAAAGAAAAATTATTATAATCTTTTATCAGCGGAAGATAAAAAAAATACTGATGTTCCAGTAGAGAGCGTCTTAGTTTTTGGAGGAGATACAACTAGACCAGCACTTATAAAATATTTGTTAATAAATAATGGTAAGATGTTAATGTTTGATACTGAAGCTGATTCATTAACAGATAATAAAAAAAGTGATTACGGAGATTTAACAACTTTTATTAGAAAGGGTATAGGTAACGAACAATGGGTAAAAGTTATAAAAACAGAAGAATCTGTTTTCATACCTGTTCTAAAAAATAATATTTGTATAAGTGGAACCCCTGATCAAGTTCCAAAACTAATTGGTACTGAGGGAGGAAACAATGGAACTCTAAATAGATTTATAATTTATATCTGGG